TCGTCACTTGTAGAATGCATGCGAGCAGTTAGTCTTGACAAGTTAACAGGTGGACAAGAATTGAATGAATCTCTTTTGCACTAAGCATGTGCCCATCATGTCTACACATTGAACAATCACTCATCAGCAGATTACGTCTGTGAACCTTAGATCAACTAAGATTTAGGAATCACGACCGAGACACTATATCGGATGGCATGTGACAACAGAATATACGCAGGACGAGCTGACATGCTCTCACAAGACAGAAAAGAGAAATATGAGGCTGCAAAAGAGTTTAAGTACAGGCATTGCTCTATCCGAAAGCCTGACAACAAGTTCAACCCTCCAGAGCATGTTCCCACAACACGATACGACTATGTTGACAATAGCCATGTCACAATAACAACTGAAACACAGGTAGCATTAGACTTCTTTTCAGGGTATCAGCCACGGTTGCATTGCGTAGTCGACAATGAAGCAGATAGAGGATACACGAATGCATTAATCATATCTATACCGCGCACTCGCCGTGTACTCCTCTTCCATGGCCCAACAGTCCACAAAGATCAATTCTTCGTCTACGAAAGATTGGACAAACTTGGAGCCACGTGTTATTGTTGGGGCAACCAGCTCGAAGCAGATTATCCAAACATAGTGGACATTCAACACAGACATGCACTCCTGGCTTAAACAGACAACTACTAAGGCGTGGGTTTGGCTCGTGTTGCGGAGTCAATGGGTCTACCATGCAAACAGAGTATGGATGACTATGCTGCTTATACAGACAACTACCTCGAACGTGACTCTGTATTCTACGCTGTTCGAGATGTTATACTCCCTGAAATTATCAGACACACCTTCGCCCCAAAGGGAGGCTATACAACAGTTGTTCGCTGTGGCTAGATGGATTACAAACTATCGCCGGTACAATCGATTTCTTGGCCACGAGACTAGCTTGATGTCACCTGGTGCAAGTCACCCCAGGTACACACTTATGATCAGTTGCAAGAGATGATATCAAAAGCATGTGGAAAACCAATGACTATAGTAGATTTTGGAGCATCATTTGACTTATCAGAATATAGTCGTGATGGATCATGTTGTGTTGCACAAGCACTGGCTTTTGGAGCCGCACCATATATAGAATTCAAGAAGCCCAAGCAACACCTCAACCTCTTGAAAGATCCATCCAAATTCTTGGGGGAATATCAAAAACTAGGTCTTCCTCTTGGAGCTATTCGAAGAGCCATAGAAAAACGCGGGGCAGCTCTCGATTAAATAACGGCAATGGCTAACAATCCGGGCGCTTTCGAAACAGTGTCCATTGCCTTCTGGACTCCATCCACATTGGATGGCAGATTGGAGTCTGGAAACCCAACCCGCTCGATAGCCTAAGTAAACCTGGTGATCTAGGACTATCATGCCATGGTCGCACTCCCTACAGAAATGATAAGCGACCTCCCTGCTGGACGATACACTCTGCCAACTGATTGTCCACAGAAGTGCTGGAAATAATATCCAGCAACTCTTGCTCACCGATTGCACATGACAGCACACCCAGTCAACCGCAGCAATATGGGCGTGGTCTTTGCTTCTGACTTGCTTACATCAACGATAGCCGGTCGACTCACAAGGTCAGCTCAACTGTCTGTGCATCGTGTCCAAAACAATTGGATCGGTGTAGCCAATCGTTAAAGCAACAACGCTTTGACCCCAGCACGTACCAACAATCCTTGAACGTCTACAGGTACACCCATTTCATTCTGGCTACCCGCCAGTTTACGCTCACAATGAGCATCATCAACCCGTCACCAAGCGGTACAGTCACTATAAGCATATAAGCTTCAACAGCTACTCCTAGGACAAGTTATCAGCCTTATAAAGGAGCTATAAAGCTGTAAGCGGCGGACTCTTATCACCACTATTATTATTATTTGGTTAGCAAGCAACAACATATATATATATACACATGCACCAGAATAGACAACCTTCACTTGTACTTTGCGACAGGACCAGTTAGTATGTCCGGCAACTACCATGCGACGGAACCACCAAGGTTCGGCCATCTTTGCAGTCCACCTTATCGGACCCAACTCGCGCCACTAGTCCTTTCATACTCACAGGCGCACACCCTTCATCGAGCATTGTTGACCCATCACTCTCCGACAAGTCACAAGCCAGCTTCACCGGCTATTCCTAGGACGCACTATGAGCCTTATAAAGGAACTATGAAGCCAGAAGTGGCCGAAGACGGTCGAAGTACAGTGTTACATCGATCCCACTATGCGAAATCTGCAATGCCACCCTTCCCCGCTCCACAACCAGTGGATAGCAGCGCTTACTACTTCAGTGAGCATCTTCTGAGACACAACTCAGTGTCCCAGCCCTGGTCTAACTCTCAATCCGAGAGCCCGTACCAGCCCG